ATTTGCTCAATTGCATCCCTAAATTTTTCGGGTGTGTTTAACCTTTCTTTTGTATAATAAAATAGTAATCCATCAATTTCAATTCCATAAATATAACAACTCGTATTTTGAATGTAATCCGTACTCAAACGCCCCTTTTTATGTAGTGTTATATTTTTTCTTACCAAATGTGGTGGTGATACCTCTCTTATTGAAAAATGTGTAACTTCATTTGTAGTATTATCCCAACCTTTGAAATACCATCCTTTGCCTTTTACATTTAGTGAATACCCATTTATTTTATGGATGTTTTTAAGTGTTAGCATCTTCGTCTTTTTTTATATCCGCCATTATACAATTCATATAATAGATTAGCCCTACGGGTGTAATATCGGTATTCTTTATTAGGTATTCGTATTTAGTGCCATTATTGTTTGTTCGTATTCTATACCTATCCAATGCTTCATCCGTAAACCTATCCAATGTAAAATACCAAGTGGTGTTTTTGTAATGCCCTACATTAGATATAGTAAATACATACCTATCATTTCGTTCATCTATATCATACACTTCCCACTTCTCGGTTATTTGTTTGCCTTTAATCTTATCTATGTTTTTTATTGTTATCATTATATATACATTTTATACTATCAAAAAAATTTAGGTAACGACACTTTTTTCCCCCAACCCCCGCCCGCGTTATTTACTTATTCTTTTGTATCGTTAGCATACCCTACTGATTTCTTTTTGTAAGATAAATTTGAATAAATGTTTGTTTTCTATATCCGATATGTGTACTACTCTTTTTATTGTACTTTTATTATTATGCATTTCATACTCACCATAACCAATACTATCTCTCATTAAATAAAACACTACATATTCATTTGATGTGTCAGGTTGTTGTCGTATCACTATTCCGTAGTAATCATTTTCATCATTGATATTGATTTTAGTTACCATCCAATTACTACCATTATGTGCAATCACTTCATTATGTAATTTATCTATATTTGTTATTGTTAGCATAATTATTTTATTTACTGAAACTATCTAATTGTCCACCCAACATACCAACAAACATTTTAAAATTTAATAATCCGGTTGTTAGTATTACATAATTAACATTTTGGTCATTATACATTCGCCATTCGTTTGCTGTACTATCGAATTCATTATATCTTAATAGTTTAAAGTTTATATACTTTGGATGTTTTATGCCAAATGATTTACCATAATCAAATCTTACTTTGATAATATAATCATATTTTCTTTCCTCTATACTCATTACTACCCAATATGCGTTTACTGTCTCTATTTTAGTTCCTTCTATCTTTTGTATATTACCTATTTTTAGCATATTATTTGTTTAACATATCATTAATTGCTTGCTTTATAAAATACGGGCTTATTTGATGTAAACTTAACCATCTATTTATTTTACTTTGGTCAAAATCCTTATACAATCTATAAACAGGTTCGTTTCTACCGCTTACATATTGGCTCTCTCTATTCAAATAAAATACATTTTTTATTTTAAAATCTTCAGAAACAACAAATCCATATACATCTTTGTAAACATCAATTGTTTCGGCTGCTTTACTTATATGCCATTTGTAAGGTAATGGGGATGTTATGTTTATTATCTTATCTATGTTTTGTATTGTTAGCATACTATTTATTTTGTTGGATTAAAATTTGAATTGTAGCTTGTTTTATGATTAGTAATTCTATTAATTCATCCCAACCTTCTGCCCTATCCCCTATTATAGTATGGTATTCATTCAGTATCTTATCCCTTTGCAAATCGGTTAGTGTTATACTCAATTGGGTTTCTATTTGTTTAATATCGTTTATACTTACATTCATATTATTTCATTATCATTTCAACCGCTCTTATAAAGGTTTGTTTATTACTTATTTGTTCTACCTTTAATAACATACTATTAATCGGAGTATCTTCATTCCATATTATATAGCCCTTATCCGTTTTAAATCTATTCAATACAATTTTAATATCACTATACGTTTTATTTATATGTCTCAAATGAATATGATATTGTTCGTTACCCTCTTGATTCCAACTCCATGTGTTAAGTACATAATAAACTCCCGTACCACTATCAATTCTTTGATTGATTAGTGTAAACATGTTTTCTATTGTTAGCATATTCTTATATTGTTTGCATACAAATTATAATCTTATCAATTGTGTCAAACTCGTCTTTATTTAGCCATAATGTGTGACCATTATATTCCAGTATATAACATCCATTCTCGGTTTGCTTTCTATGTAATAAGAAAGTTTCTATTTGGCTCATTTCTTTATTAGCCAATGTAAATTCATAATGATATTGATTCTCTTTTGCACTAATTACTTTTAACCAATCACTATATTCTTGTCCGATTAATTGTTGAGGATTCTTTATTGTTAGCATATTATTTTTTATAGTACCATTTACCAAATTTGAATATCATTTTGAAAATACCCATTATTAATAACATAGCCATTGTAACCGGCCAACATATAGAGAATGCAGTAAATGCTTGTTCATTACTTTCCCAATCATCATACCAGCCACCCTCACTGGCCCATTTATCATAATCAAATCCAATCTTCACTCCAAAATATTTAAAGAATGTTAGTGTCAATAAAAATCCTATTGGATATATTATCATTATTAAGTAACCCATATTAATTGTTTATTTTATAATCTATAAATGCCGTTAATCCTATTAAGATACAAACTAAAGATACAATTGCCCAATCTGCACTCATATTATTGCATATTGCAAATAAAGAAACTCCAAATGTTAATGCACCCAATACTAGTAATGCACCACGTCCAATTGATTTTAATACTTTTTTCATTTTATATAAATTTTAATATTGATAAATCTTTTTGTTTTGCTTCTACCATTATGTCCACTTTGTTACCATATGTTTCAGGTATACTTTCAATGTAATCACTATGCGCTTGTGGTTTACTACCTATTTTACTTTCCGAATAGTGTGTTACAGGTCTTATACCTTTCGGCCACGTTGAACATGCCAATGCCAATGCTGCTTCCTCACTTAAATTTCCAGTATTGAATGTGTGATGATGATAATCAAATACAATAGGTATCTTTATTGCATTGTGAATATACATTAAGTCTTTAACTGAATACATACTCGCCTTATCATCATTCTCAATTGTTAATCGGCTTTTTACTGAATTAGATAGTAGTTTGAAATTATCTATAAACCTATCCATCGCACTTTGCTTATCACCATACACTCCGTTACAATGTATATTAATTTTATTGTAAGGTGTTTTACTTAATCCTAATGCATCCATTAACCTGCCGTGCACCTCTAAATCATTTATTGTATTTTGTACTACCGCTTCTTTTGGTGAAACTAATACATTGAAGGGACCTGGATGAAATGATAATCTTTGCCCATACTTTGTTGCTTTCTCACCACATCTTTTTAGTATGATTGCAATTTCATTCCAATCTTTTAGTTGCTCAAATTGGTATTCGGTAGCCCACGGCATCATATCGGAACTCATACGATACATCTTAATACCATTCTGCTCATTCCATTCTATAATCCGTTCTAAGTCCGCTACATTTTGTATAACACAATCCGATACATAATCCAGTCCCTTTTCTAAGAAAGTTCTCTTAATCATTGTTCGGTTTGTAGTGACCTTTTTACCCAAACTCATATTAATACATGCATATCCTAAATTCATACTTTCTTTGTTTTTCGTTTGAGTAATTCAGTTTCTATTTTATCTATTCTACCTTTCATAGAACGCATTTTAATATTGTGTATGAAATTACCTAACATTGTTTTAGGTATTCTAGCTTGCTCTACACTCAATGATAATTTGATTGCTTTTAGGAGTTTTCTTAGTGCCATTCTGTCCATTGGTTTTATGTGTTTGCTTTTATATGTATCATACAAATACCAACAATACATTAGCATTATACACACTACATATACTATTGTTTGCTTATCGTACATACTTAAAGATACGAAATATATATGAAACTATCAAAAAAAATTGGGGTAAACGACCTTCGCTCAACCCCCGCCCCTTCCCCGCTACAATTGTTTTAGGTAATTGTTACGATACAATTCTTTAAAGTATTGCTCAACACAATATATGAATGCATTTGCGTTACTCATATCCTTTGGATGTATTGCATATGAAGGCATTAATGTATTCAAATCTAATTCTAAATATAGAGCGTAAAATGGCTCACCGGTTTCGTTATCAGCACATCTTTGTTTATCTAATATTAATCGGCAACGATGGTTATATTCATATGAGTATAACTGAATTTCATAATAGTATGGTATTGATTTGCTTTTATCCAACGTCTCACATACATTCTTAATCATATAATCAGTACCGGTTAAATGCACATCCAATATTCTTTTTACATTTCTTATTTCTAGCATATTAGTTTGTTTTATCATTCTGTCATCAAACACACTCATATCACATACATCACACCAGTCGGTGTCATCATAGTTAATTGGATTGTTGCATCTAATACAATCATGTACAGTCATACTATTTAATTATAAGTTCGGTAATTCGTTTTATCATTTTCCGCTTTGTGTTTATCTTATCCTTTGCTAATAAACTTCGTTGAACATTACCCACACTATCCCAATACCATAATTCATATAATGCAGTTTCACCTCTACCAATTGGGTTTCGTTCTAAACTCATTTCAAATCCAATGTTATGGTTATTAGCCACTACTATTCTATATTGAGTTTCAGTTTCCTCAACACTATGGATAAATACAGTCGTATCTTTAATCTTTGTATTTACAATTTCAATATAATTCTTAATTGTTAGCATATCAAACCTTTTATACACCTAACTACATACCGCATATTTTTTAGTTGGTCTTTTGTTATTGCCATATACTCCGTACCATGTTTTAGTATGAATAATCCAATAGGAGTAGGTTTACGGGATATAGTACAATGTATCATGTGACCTTCATTTGGATTATCCACATGAATATGATAATGCATTAATGAACTTTTAATGTTAGTTATTGTCCACCCATCACCAACATCTGATAATACAATGTTCTCACTATTTTTTATCGTTATCCGATTTTGTTTCAATGTTGGCTGCATTTAAAAGTTCAGTTAGTAATTTATTACCATTAACATCTTTTTTCTTACTAAGATTATCATTAATTTCTGATAAAATTTCTACACCCTTTTTGTTATCATGTTCTTTGATACCCGCCAATGTTTGTAGTTTTTCTACAACTTCAGGTTCAGGTGCATATACTTTTGGATTCAATATACGTTTTTGTTCTTGCTTTGCACCTACTAACCAACCGATAGCAAATGCCATAATTAATAATACTACCATACTTTATTTCTTTTTATGTTTTTCTTTTAATGTTGTTATAATCACATTACGAACTTCTGCTTCAAATTCTTTACTATGTTCTCTCGCATAATCAGTTTGTGTTTTTGGTTTACTACCCATTGTACCCATTGTGTCTACTGAACTTGTTGGGTATAAAATTGGATAGACTGATGCTGTATATTCCATATCATAATACCCACGATCTTTTTTAATTTGATTGACTAATTGGTTTCTACCTTGTTTTATTCCTACTAAAAATCCAATACTGAATATGATAATCAATACGATTAGTGTTATTATAATTTCCATAACTTATTTGTGTTTTTTCTTTGGTTTAATATATAAATTTATACCAATACCATTTTCCTCGCCCCATGCTAAATCATATGAACTATAAACATATATTTTATGATGTTTTTTATCAATGATTGCTCTATCAATATAAATCATTTGGTATTTTTCAGTTTCTAAATCTTCTAATCTTTTTTTATGATATTGTTTACTCCAATTAATATAATCACTAAATTGATTGTAAAGTATTGTATCTCTCTTTGGATATTGTGCATTTACTAAACATGCCCACAATAAAGATAGTAATAAAATTGCTATTACTTTTTTCATATTACTTTGTTTTACTTTTTTTGTTTTCACTTATTTTTTCATCTAATATTGTTATACCAAATATAACAATTGTCATTGCGTAAAATACAATCATTGAGTAATCCATATCATTTAGTTTTTATGTGCTATACCTTTTTTATTAAATAAGTCATCATAGCTACCACCATTGTTATCTTGTTCTAACATTTTGTGTGAACGTAACATAACACTGCCTTTGATTGTTCCGGTTAAATTATCTTCATCAATTACCCTATCTAATCCAACGTATGATGTGGTTTTAAATTTAATCATTTCAGCTAATGCTCCTTTAGCAATCATATCAGTTCTGCTTCGTTTACCTTTTGTAGTATCAGTACCCAATAAAGGTGCATCGAAGTCTACATCTATTTCTAAGTTAATTTTATATTTGAATCTCATATTAAAAAGGATTTGATGGTGTGTTTTGTTTTAATTCCTCTATTTGTTTTTGTAACTCTTTTATTGTATCTACCATTGAACCATGTGTATATGTGTTACTACCATTAGTGTAAACAATATTATTTCCATTTGTAGTTATACCAATTGAATGACTATTAAATGTTGGTGCTGATAGTAATTGTGTGCTTAACATTTCATCAATTAGTTCCTCATACCTTATTCTAAATAAACTCACGGTTCTAATATCAACTAATTCTATTTTATGTTTTATAACCAAACCATTACCATCCAATAATTTAAGTATGTGTTTATCATATCCATTACCATCAATTAACAATTCTAAATGCCACTTTGGTTTTTGTGGTAAGTTTAAATTCAATACATCTGCATAATACATATTTCCAGGGGCATTATGTATTGGATTAACACATGTATAACCTTTATATGTAAAACCACTAATCTTATCCCAATTCTTAATCTTCATAGGTTTCTTTAATTTACTTTTATTTGTTGGTACATCTTTGCCACCCCACACTCCTAAATGACAACTGATATGGTCATAATTAACTAAGTAATCATACTCCACATTAGAGGTATCACTACCACATATACTACATACCCAAGGATTCATTTCGTTTTGTTTTGTATAATGCTACTAAATGAATTACTAATATTGTACTATTCACCACTATAACCGGATTATCATTTCGTATAATTCCGTATGACATCCATAATATACAACCTACCGAATTTAATATTCTTAGTAAGTTCATATTCTTAGCCATCATTGATATTAATGTAATGATTGTAGCCACATATCCTAGTATTTCTATTGTATTCATATACTTAAAGATACGAAAAATTACCCATTTTACCAAAGAAAAAGGGTACTTTTTATGTACCCCTTACTGCTATTGACTTGCATGGCATGCAATATATTAAATATTTTTGTTATATGTACTGTTTGCACCTTTCTATTGATTCGTTTTCTGCTCTTGCTTTTGCTCTATACATTATTCTAACAATAGCACCTAATTGTTCATCGGTTAAATCATCATCTAATATTATTTCTTTACGAATTAATAATGTTTCTTTAGCTTCCTCTGCCCATGCTATTATTTCTTTTGCGTAATGTTTTTCCATATTAATTAAACCATTTATCAAATTCAGTTGGCTCTGGTCTGTCTACTTTCTTTGTTATCTTTCTTGTTTTTACAAAAGGTTCATCACTCTTAACACCATCCATTTGTTTAGGGTTTGATTTCTTTACCTTTACCTTTTCTGGATTCAATTCTGCTCTTAATTGAATTTTCTCTCGCATAGTTAAATCTGTCATTCTATGGTATTGTTTTAAATCCAATGCCGATTCAACTATATAATATCCTTCCTTATCTTGCTTCAACATTTGTTTCGGTTTTAGTCATTTGTTTATGTATTCTCGCTGCTATTTCATATTGCTCATTCTCTACACATACCGCTAACATATCAGGTAACATACTTTCATCAAATTCTAATTGGTTTTGTTCATCTGTATTTTGATTATATAATGCAATCAATTCATTCATTACTCCTTCCATAAACTCACTATCCTTTAATGTGTTTATAAGTTGCTGCATAAATACTTTTCTTATTTCACCATCCCCTTTGTGTTTGTTACGTCTACTTTTCATATTAGCTATTGGTTGTATCGGTTAATGGAACTATTGATTGTCTATTGTTATCACCATCGGTTATAACTCTGATTGAATTGATTTCAGCTAAATCCGTTAAAGTGACCTTTTCTATATTAATACCCCATTCAGCTACTTTTTTACCAATCTTTTCGGTCAGTTCAACTTCGATATCAACCAGGTCTTCCCAATTTCTTTCCTCAATAATTTCTCTAATCATTGCACCGGTAGTGTCTACTAATACATCAGTAGGGTGAGACAATTTAGTCAAGAATAAATATGTATCTTTAATATCATATCTTACAATTGCCCTAACTACTATGTTTCTATAATCTAATGATGTAATTGATTGTGGATGTAAGTGTATTGATTGTGTTACTACCGTCTGATGCCATACTGAATCTACAAATGGTATTTTCCAATGTAATCCTGGATCTTTTATATCCTCAAACTTACCGAATCGTAATACTAATGCTTTTTCCCACATATCCACTACGAATACGGGTGACATTGAATGTCCAAATTGTTGTATTACCGCTATTAATTTATCAAACATATCCTTATTTTATATAAAGATACAATAAATTACTGAAACTACCAAATGTTATTGTGATTTTCTATTTTTAGCTTTCACATCAATCGTACCTTTTGTATTGGTTTTACGAACTGAATTATTAGATACTACTTTGTTCTGCTTCTTCTTGTCCGACTTCATTATGTTCTGCAATAGGATGTCCTTTTGGCTCATTGATTTGCTCATATTCTAAATCTTGTATTGTTTCTAAAAATATATAATCGTTGGATGTTTTAGGTCTTAATATATAATCTGCTTTGTAATATTCTTTTGCTAAATCCAAATCCTTTATTCGTTCACCATTAATTGTTTTTTTAACGATATATAATTTATCATTAAACCTCATCAATTGTCTATTGAATTGAAACATATTATTTTTTTAAATGTACCACAAAGAATCATTGTGTTTTTTAAATCTAAAATCTAAAATCACATCTCCCATTTGTATTTTATATAATTCAAATACATCATCAATGGATAACCCAATCATATCCTTACCTTCCCAATCCATCAATTCTATTCTATGTATTTGACCTCTGCCATCTTTTGATACTTTAAAATTAAACTTTGTACCATTATATTCACCTGTATAGTTTTGTAACAAAAAATTGTGAGTATCATTTAATATTAATCCTTCCATAACTTATTTTTTTTCTTTTGCTTTTTGTTCTGCTAAATAGTCACCTAATACTTTACTACCTCGTTTAGATGTCATTAATTCCTGCTGCGAAACTCTTATACCATTACGATATACTCGTAATTCTAAATCCTCACCATTTTTTAACATAAAGAAATGATATTCAGGTTTAAAGAATTGCTTTATTTTTCTAAATATATTCATATTCTAAATATACAATAAGTTATTGATTATACCAAACAAAAATAGGGGTATTTTTAGTTACCCCTGTTTTAATATAAAAAAGTTTTTATTATACTATTTCTTTGAAATTAGCATCAAAGTTTTGCACATCTATTTCATTTGTAGAATCAATATAAAATTGAATTACATCTGGATTAGCCTGCATAATTTCATGCATTAATTCTCTCTTTGGTGCACATACTTTGAAGTCACCATCTTTTTCTTCGGTTTGTACATTATCTAAATCAAGATCAGCTATGTTAAATGTGCCGTTTGAAAATAAAAATACTTTAATTAAGTCGCCCATTGTTAATTTCTCCTTTGTTTTATATAAATATATGATTTTAATATTATAACGTAACTACGCCACGTTTTTGTACAACTTTTGTTGCACAATCATTTGCATATTCAATACTAACTTCTATACTTTTTGTTTTTAAATAACTTACAACTAATGCCGCCATAAAGGTATCACCGGCGCCACTTAAGTCCCTTACTTCGATATCATTATTAACAGGATAAGTAACGCCATCATACATTGCCCCACGTTCACTCATTGTAACTATCAATTTATCACTCCACATTTCATATGTTTGACCTTTACAATTTTCCCATTCAACTTCATTTATTTTAATGAATGTAAATCCACTCATTTCAGGTCCTAATGGTTTCTTTGTATCTATGAAAGTTAATGGGTGTGAATCACTAATCATTTTTAAATCTGCTAATGTTAGAAATCCCTTATCATAGTCACTTACAATAACTGCATCGTAATCGTTGAACGGAACTCTTTTCACATCAAATGAATTGCTAACCTTATCATTACTATCAATTCTGATAATCATATGGTTTGCCTTTTCTTCTACATATCTTGTCTTTGTGATTTGTTCTTTATTTGTAACCAACTCAACCTTCTCTGCTCCCAATGATTTGAGGTTTGCCACCACATTACCACTCATACCCATATTAGTAATTGTTCTACTTGGTTCAAAGATTGGTACGGGTCCTTCAGGACATAATCTTTTACAATAACCATATACAAATACATCAGTACAACTATCACCAATAACTAAAACTTTCATAATAACGATTTCCTATAAGTATTAATATATTCAAAAAAATGATTAGCTATTCTTTGATGTCCTAACTCATTAAAATGTTTATCAATATTACCATTCGGTTCTATAATATGTTGGTCATCTGCTTCAGATTGCCATTTCGTATAAAATGAATAATTAGGGTTTGCGATTGTTGAATTAGGTGCCGGTATGTGTTTTATAATTTCATTATATCTATTAAACTCTTCATGTGTTTGTCCTTCAACTGACCAACAATATAATTCAATATTATTGGTTTTACAATAATTCAAAATATGTTTTATAAACCAATTAAAAATATAATCTTTTATTAAATTACTAACGCCATCTACACTTCCATTATGTTCATTTTTAATATAAGATTTTAAATCACTTAATTGTGCGGTTAATGGGAATACACAATACCTATCATAAAATGTAAATTGAAATAATATAGCATCACCTTTTTTTATTTCATCTTTATTATCTAAAAAGTGTAATATCGATGTCCAATTACATCTTGCTGGTTTTGCACTATTAATACATTCTAATCCTAATTTATCTGCCAATATGAATGGAAATATAATTTCATTCTCATAAAAACCACTGCCATTCATACCAGTAGATAACGAACAGCCAAATACCCAAAGTTTATTTCTCATATTCATCGTAATTTAAGAAATCTTCACCTTTGTAATCAGGATGATTTTCTTTCATATAATCAATTCCCCTTACCCAAAAAAATGAAACGATTGCAGCCAATAAAGCACTGCAACCGATTCCTATAACATAACTCATTATCATATATTATTTTTTTATTTCTATTGAACTCCAGTCATTAGTTTCAGTGTCCCATATCCATATTGGATTTGCCAATACATAACGAATGTTTAATAGTGATGCATTCAAACTTATCATACCTTCTAACGGCACTTCGGTTTCTTCCTTAATCATTCCACCACATTCATGTATGTGTCCAAATACGTGGACCTTAGGGTGTATGTCGTTGATTCTATACGCTAGCATCTCGCAACCAACATTATAGTTACCTCTTACACTCACATCAAATCTACCATATCTAGGTGTATGTGTCACTAACAAATCTACACTTCCGTCCGTTGGAACTTTTTGCCATACTTCATCTAACTCTGCGTTTCTATGTTTCATAAATGCCCACATACCAAATACAGGAGACCATGGACTACCATAGATACCAATACCATCAATGTTTATAAAACTATCCTCTAAATAGGTAACTCCATAATTGTTTGCCAATAACCAATTACGCCTATCCATTTGTTGTAATACAAAATCATGATTTCCCGCTACTAATACTTTATGTTTTGAATTTTGTTTGCTAAACCAATTCATAAACAAATCGGTTTCTTCAAACTCACCATAACGAGTACAGTCCCCACTATGTACAATAATATCTACATAGGGTAACTCACCATATAATTCAGTAATCTCAAGGTGTCTACCATGCGTGTCACTTAGAAACATTATTTTCATAACCAATTTTATTTATTAATTCTTTAATTATTAGATTGTTATCGTTAAACGAATCCATCATTATTTCAAAATTTATATTTAATTTTCTCTGCACATTTTCACTAAAATATATATTTTCAACTTCAACCAATGATAATTTATTAAAGTTTTCTAATGCTGTAATAAATTTATTCATTCTTTCTACTTCACCACATTCATCCCAATTTTCATCTAACCCAAACACATCTTCGAATGTTTGTATTCCATGTGAACGCAATGCTTTGTTATAACCACGTACATTAATTAATAATGGTATTGTTTTAAGCAAAAACGTTCTAACTGTTTTTTCTGTAAATCTTAAATCATCTTCGGTATCGTTGCTGGATTCTATTACAAATGAAACATATGAATCTAATGTGTTAATGTTTATAATACTATTTGTTTCTTGTACATTATACTCAGTTACACAATGCCATTCTCGATCTTCATACGAAATAAATTCATTTTCCTTTGATTCTATATATGGTATATCCGGTTTAAGTTCTCTATATACCGATGAATATGCTTTTATTTTATCAACATATTCACTTGGTTTTCTTATACCACCAAATACGTTATCCATCATTATAAATGCGAATGTATTATATGAATCGGATAAATCAATATTTTGTTTTTTAACTAATTCAAATGCCTTTAATCTACGAGTATTTATAGTTCTATTAAAAAAATTTAATTTTTTACTTCTTTTTTTATTTATATTTTCTTTTAAAAATTCTATATCAGAAAACTTAGATGTAAATGCACTATCTTTAAACCCAAATAATTTAGGTTTAAATGATAAATCATGTTCAATCGTATACGAATCTAGATGTGTTGTGCAAAAATAAATATTATGTAATGGATTTGATTCCCTTAATAAATTCAATCTTGGATGGTACGAAATACCTTCTTGATTTAAGAAAATCAGAAAATTTAATTTTATATTATAGTTCGGTAAATTACATATTTCTAAATAATTATTTGGGTCTTTTAATACAATTATAGCATTTTCTTCAAAAGTAATTTCATTTAATGCAGAATGTACTTTTACAATTTCTACGTTTTCATATGAATTACTAAATGAAAGAACTCCACAATGATTATATATTTTCACTATTGTATTTTTAAATCTTTGATAGTATCAACTATATCTGCCTCACTTTTATATATTTCTTTAACCTTATCCAAGGCTTCATTGTATGCTAATTCAGCTATCTTTGCCGCATCATCTAATTTAATATATGAAAATGTGTCACCATCTTTGTTCTTTAGCGATAAGAACCCGGTTGCTTTTATTTTGTTTTGCCAATTCATAGGTATTACTTTTTTGAATAAGTATTATCATTTGTAAGTTTTCGTAATAAATCTTGCTGACCTTTTGTAAAGTTACCTTTCTCGGTCAGGTGTTTATCCAATGATTCTAACAATTTAAGTTTACGTGTGAAATAATCTCTTGCTTGTTCTAATAATAATCTATCGTATCTGCTCATATTTAATTTTTAACGAATAACTGAATACCTACTATTACAAATCCCAATCCTAAACATAATGCATTCTTTAAACTTAATGGCTCTTTGAATAGATAATGTGACATCAATGTAAATATAATTACACCGATACCAAATCCTAACAAACGGGAAGGCCATATCTGCCCACCAAACCCAGCTATGAATGAGTTTACACTTTGTATGTAAACCCATCCCAGTGGTAATGATGCTAATATAACCAACCATTGATACTTCTCATACCAACCATACTTGTAACTACCTTGTAATTGCAAGAATGTACCAATCTGCCCTAGTATACCAAATAAGATACCGATTATTATTTTATTATAATTCATTATTTTTCTTTTTATAGTAATCTCTTACCAATTCATTTATCTTACCTTCTATTATCATTTCAAAGTTAGTATTTGCTAATTCATTTATATTAGTATAAAATCTAGCACTGCCGAACTTTAATTTTATTTGATGTATTTCAAATTTAGGATATAGTTTGATAATTTCTGAAATTTCTATATCTAGCATTTCGGTCACTTCTGGAATATCAAATCCTAACCCATACCATTGGTCTGGAATGTATTGTTTGTATTTCTCATTAAACTCATTATCTGTCATTACTTATATTTTTGTTTTAATATTATATCGTAGTAATCAATTCTTTCATCAACCCCATCCTTACTACTTGTCCAAGTTTGCGGAAACTTCTCTCTACATTCCGCTACCCTTTCCATTTTTGATTTGGTTTTATCAGTATCGTTTTTATAGTATAACCAACTTGTCCAATAGTGGTCGTGGTAAGGACTATAAACTGTTAATGCTATTTGATAACCAAAGAACACAAATGATAAAACAGGATTCCATTCATGTCTATAATCCGTGTCATTCCATTTTGTTTTCCAACCCAACCCACAATAACTAAATCCTACTTTAAGTGGTACTGCAAAGTTATAGTTTTTCTTTTCTTCAAATAACTCCTCAAAAGATTTTATCTTACGAGCATGCGTAGGATTTAATTCATTCCATTTCTTTTGTGCTGCTATTTCCGATGTAACCGCTGCAGTTATCAGTTTATTATTTCCTTTAACCCATTTTCTAGGAAAGAAATAAGGAATACCTACTGCTATTTTACCAGCATAGAAACCAACTTTAAATGGTTTGAATGGTGAGTTTAATATTCCCAACCAACTGAAACGATTTATTAAGTATTTTAATTCAAATTTTAACTTATTCATATTACCTATTTTTTATTTTCAATGTTTTTATTATGGAGTTCAACAAAATACTCCGCAATATGTTTATGTAACTCCCCAGACCGAACTATCCAATATTCATCTTGACTATCCCCATCATCAAAAAGTATAGGTTCAATAGGTTTTATAGTTCTACACCAACACCGTTCTCCTTGATTACAAGTGCCTATTTGCCATTTAATAGTAAGTGCTTTTTGTTCTGCTTCTTCAAATTTCATATTATCTATTTAATTTTGTTATACATTCATCAATCTTATTTCTTAACTTACCTTTGAATTGCATTTCACCATTTACTTTTACGTGTCTCCATTGTGGGATATTCATAAACTTAAAATGTAATGCTACATTCAAATCATCAATTGCTATCCAATTACTAATCTTATTATCTTTAACCCACTTTGCTATTTGAGCCGCTCGCATATAATCACCGGAACATCTACTCATCTTATCCCACAGGTATTGATATGTAGTTGTATCAATTAAGTGTGAATTATGTATTCCGTAGTGTTGAAAGATTGCACCCATTTGTTTAAATGAAAAATGATTTCTCCAATCTGAGCTCAATACTAATTTTGCATTTGTTTCATCTAATATAGTTTGTAATGCTTCACATTCTGGTATATCCCAAGGGTATGGTATTGTAAACGGCTTCACCATTCCTTCATTGATTAGTAACCTACCATTGTCCCAATTTTCATTTGGTGTAATACTAACACTACCATCATTCCAACTGCCCCAAGATAAAGGTCCATCTACATCTATGAATATTATTTTCTTTCTCATAACTTATTCGTATTCGTTTCTATCAATATTAATTACATAAGGAAAACGGGGAATGCCATCAGGTGTTAAATTGAAATATTTAATCGTTGCTTGCTTACCGATTAGTTTCTTTTTGCTCTTTAACATCTCAGCCGTTTCATCCCAAGTTCCTTTTACATTTGATTTGAAAGGTTTACCATCAATCGTTTCAAATACCATATAACCAGCAGTTCCTGTTCTATTACCGTCACCCTCTACGATATCTAAAATAGTATATTCATCATCAACAAACGATTTATGTTTCAATAAGTTCTTACTTCGTTTGTTTTCATACTTACCATCTATTCTTAACATCTGACCTTCATAACCTGCTTCTACATATCCACCATATAATTCCTCAACTGCTTTCTCACTATCAACTTTATATGTTTGTACTATTCTACAATACTTACCCATTTCCAAATAAGTTTCAAATAGTATTCCTAAATCGTATGCTCTATGCACAAAGTTTTTGTCTGATGATGGTAAATCGTAGATATGATATTCAATATACTTTTTACTTTCTTTTAAATCTGCATCGGTTGGTTTTGTTTTCTTAACTAACGATACAATCTTATTGAAATCATTAGCAAACTTATCACAATATAATTCACCATCTAATATCAAATCCGGATTAACTAAAAATAAGTTTCGTAATGAATCAATGATATGTGGTGCTGAAAGAATAGGTTTACCATTTCTACTAAACATACCATTTTTTGTCACTACGCAACGAATACCATCTAACTTAGCTTGCGAATAAATTGGGTATGTAATCTTATCTTTACAATCCTCCCACTTTGCCGCTAACATTGGTTCAAAGTATTGTGTTTTGTTTATGTGTTTGATATTCTCAAAGTAACCACTCTCTAATTTCTTTGTTCGTTTAGCTACCGCCTCTGCCATCGTTTGTTCTTTATCCGTAGTTTCATTTGCTCTACCAACATTCTTACCATAACAAATTGTCCACTCATTCGTAGTAATTTGTCCACCAACTTGTCCACTATGAGTGCGGTATTTATTACCCACTACTTCAATTGTCCATTCTTGCGTTGCACCAGTCTTTGTTTTTTTGTAAATTGTTTCTAATTTCATATTTTAGGTTTTATATTTTATTTACGTTTATCATATTCAGCATCTAAAATTCCTTGCATTGAAGCTAAGAAAATATCTTTATTTAATAATCTATCTTTAGGCCATGCTGTAATTGAAATAAATTTATCATAGTGTTCATAACATACACAAACATTATAACCAAATTCACCTGCTTCTCTTTCAATTTGAATAGCAGCACCAACACTATCTTTACTATTACTGCGTCTACTTAAACGAATATTATAATGTTCTGCGTTTATATGATGTTCATTGCTATCACATTGTTCTACACCCATAACTTCCCATTTTCCAATAGAGGTGTTTTTTAATTTTTGTATGTTTTTTAATGTTAGCATATTAATTTTAATTATTTAATAATATTAATGTAAGTAGGTTCACCATTCCATATAGTATCATTCAAATACCATATCTTTTTTCTTTGATAGATATTCACACCCGGTAATGCATTTAATCTTTCTTTTGTAGTATTACTTTTCCAACCCGCATTACTAATCCACATTTTACCATTACCTTCTAACGCGGCAATCTTATTATTAAATAGTTTTAAATAAAATATTGTACCTTCTCTAACTACTTCGGTATTATCTTTTTTGAAAGGAACTTTGTCAATAAAGTTTTTCACTGCTTCTTTTGTAATTTTTCTCATATTATGATTTTTTGTTATGTGAGGAGTCATTCTCTCGACTCAATACATAAAGATACGACTTTATATTGGATTGGCAATGCCCAAAGTGAACTAATTTTGAAAGTTTTTATTGAGTATCAACAAGCTACGTCAATATAACCCTATCATATTAGTATTTTTTATTATATGATACCTAATATTATTTAAAATTATAGTTATCCAATTTTGCTAAACATTTTGTTATCATAACTGCCAAATCGGCCGCACTTCTAACATCCGAATTATATATTTCAACTTCGGTAGCAGCAGCCCATCCCATAACATATAATTTATAATTACCTTGTGGTTTTCTATCTCTGTCTAAATAAACTTCTACATCTACGTGTCCATCATCTTTAAATACAAATACATAGGAATCATATCCCATTCTTTCATTATGTAGATTATAAAATTCTTTTATGGTTCGGCTATTACATACATAACCAACCATTTTTTCTATGTTTTTTATTGTAAGCATATTATAATTTTTGTATTTTTTCCATTACTTCGGTTACATCAACAGGTCTTAAATAACCAATCACATCATTTGTAATTGGTGTATCGTAACATATCTCGCCATCTTTAAAGATGGCTAATTCATATAGTCCTTTATCACCACCATAAGTGTATTTACTTTTTACTACTGATACTTCATACCCATTATCAAATTTAGTTCTGCTTACAATTCCAAAATCCTCACCCATTGGGTTTGATTTGAATATTATGTCTTTAAATGTTTTCATAATTTGTTTTATTTAATCTATAAAGGTAGTTCATTTTTCTCATACTACCAAATCTATTTGTATGATTTAATTGGTTTAATTTTCATTTGCCAATTATTGTTACCCGCCATTTGGCATATCATATAACCAAACCAATCTTTGTTTTTAATACAATTCAAAGTCACTTCGGTTCTGTTATTAGATGCATGCGTTTGATACATAACATAGTTACCACTATATTTTGCACCACTATCCCTTAATAGTGTAAATCCAATGTAATCTTCTATTGGTCCATTTGCTTTTGTTAATGAAACAGTTATTCCATACTTTTCCTTACCTTCGTTTATGTCCTCAATAGATAAAGTATAACCATCACATTGAATATAATCACCTTTAAGTTTATTAAAGTTTTTAATGTTTAACATAAACTATGGTTTAAGTTGTTTAATATGTTTACACGTTTGTGGTGTTTCTTTACTATATTGATAGGCAGGACAGGTACAACTCCAATCACTAGTCCCCAATACATTTTCTGTCACTTCGTATGTTACATTAGGACCTGAACTACTCGGTACAATATGTTTAATTTCGGTCATAGTTATATCAGTCATGCCCATCATATTAGGTCTTACATCTTTTAAATCAACCTTATTTGCCACATCATACATATTTGAAATAGCAAAATCTTTAAATCGTTCTACTGTCAACATATGTGCTTTTGGAATAGGTAATTTTTCGTGCAAATACCAACCATCCGTTCCTTCACCTACTACACATATCTTAACATTGTATTGTTCTTTATCCCAATCCATTTCAAATAGAACTACATTATTCCAATCAGTAGTTCCATTATCCATCACAAAAAATCCATCGTTAGCTACGTCAATTGTAAGTTTCTTACTACCTACTATTATTTGTTCGTTATCTACTTTGTTAAAGTTTTCTGGTTTTTTCATATTTTATAAATTTTAATTTTTCTTAATTTAGTTTGTTTATCGTTTGCTCCAATTAATATATCAATTCGTTTCGTATATCGTTTGTTCATTACATCCTGAACTTTGTATGTACCACTATATTTACCGGCACCAACAATTCTAATCTTTTGTCCAAACTTATATTTCTTTTTTAGGTCTCTACTAACTGCAATAATTCTATGTTTCTTTGGGTTAGTAATCTTAAAACCACTTGCAGTTATATTTGGTGTACTATCGGTTTCAGTTTCGTTTGCTTTATATGTGGTTAGTGTCACTATTTCGGGAGTAATTGTTTCAATCATTGTGTTGATTCGTAACTCTTCCCGTTCCATTTCGTAAGGTAAACAAACCATTACGATTGAAAGTATTATATTGTAATTCATAACTTATAATAATTTTGGTTTCCAATCGTCAGTCAATAAATCTAGTTTGTCCATTAGACTATCTATATTCATTATGTCCTCGTGCTTTATCCAATAAGGATATCTTACACAATATGCTTGGTTACTATATTTTCCAATTGTGTAATAACCATTTTTTTCCGGCCTTCTATTTAAGATAATAAAATGTCTCATATGACCTCTCCATACATTAATTCTATATTCATCTCTCGTTTCTTCAATATCTTCAATGTAGTTTTTATCATCCCATTCTTTACGGAATAGTTTTTCAAAGTTCTTAATTGTTAGTTTCATAATATTTTCGTTTATGTCTTTCTTCAAATTTAGATTCCACTAATTGTGCTGCTTTCTTATATCCTTTATCTAATAGTAATATGACCGCAAACATATCAGCCGCAACTTCATCACTTTCGTTTTTATCCTTTGTGTGTTTCAACATTATGTGTGCTACTTCATGTGCTTCTACCCACCGCAATTCATCTTTGGTCAATTTCACTTCACCATCAATGAATACACAACCCGAACTTGTTTCAGCAAAACCAAAACCACATTGTTCAAATAGTGGTTTCATTACTTCGTATCGGTGGTCATCTTTGGTTAGTATTGCAACTGCAACATCACTACGGAACTCACTAAAATATGTTTTTGTTTTCATTAGTCTTTTATTAAATCGTAAATCATATTTTGAATATTTGCTACCGATGATATTCTTTCCTTATCATATCCTCTATGGTATAATGGAATGTATGAACCATTTGGTCTTTTTTCAAATAACTGAACGTCAATGTGATTGTTTCCATTGTTTAATGTAATATCCATTCTCATTATTTCCGGTACTGAAAATGATGTTGGAATCCATTTGAAATGAACTCCATATTTTTTACCACTTGAATCCGCACCTAAATCTGCAACTTCGGTACATACATATTGTTGTGCTGTTGCTGAGAATATACCAATAGTAAATACTCTATCCATCAACATCATTGGTCCTCTTTCTTTCTTTGGAAATATTTTTTTCATAACTTATTGTTTTTAATGTTATCTATATAATGTTACAAACTCACCGAACTCTCTATCAAATACTTCAATTAAATGGTCATAGTTACCCTTCATCATTTCGGCTTGAATAGCTTTACCATCTAATCCTAATTGTTTAGCTAATCTACTAGCCATACCAATTAATACAAATGCGTTACCATCAGGTCCCGTCAAATCAATTTCAATTCCTAACTTTTCATTTTTACTTTTTATCATAACTTTATTTTTTATAATTTCTTGCATCCCATCTTTCAAATTCGTGGTGTTGTTTTGCACACTCATTAAGAATATACAAAACTTTTTTAATAAACTTCTTCATATTACCACCAACTTGTGTAATAAACTGTCTTACCATTACTAATAGCTTCCCTTGCTTTAGTAACAAACAACAAATCATTTTCTATTTCATCATCACCACTTTGTCCAAAAAAGAAACCGGATGTGTCTGGTAAATTACCATCTTTAACATCTTGTTCTAAATTGTCTAAATCTTCACTATCCAATACAACACAATCACCATTAAAATTAGATTCCGTTCCACCCTTTGCATCATATAATGATTGCATCCAACCATGTAAGTTAGGATGTTTTCTCCAATAGTGAACTTCCTCTGGTTTAAAATTCTTAGTTTCAAAGTCTACATCCGTTTTCGGTTTTGCGTTAGTAGAAAACGCGTACATGTCTAATCCCATAACTTAATTTTTATTTTGTTTATATTAATATTTTACTTTACCAAATGCCATTGCCATAGATAATTCATACCTATCGTAGAACTCTACATTTTGTTTCACTTCGTTGATATCAATTTTACAATCAATCGTGTCACCTTTTGCATTACATCCTACAATTAGTCCATTACCTGCGAATGGCTGATGTGCTCCTTTATACACAAAGAATATGTTTTCACTATTAAACAATCCTTCATCATCTACCATAATAGTATCACGCTTCTTTAATGAATGTGCTATTGTGAATATTTGAGAACCGATTTGTTTGTTAATATCATTGTAGTCAGATGTAATATCTACTTCAATAACTTGTCTTTTTACTGCATCAATTTTAATTGCTTTCATGTTTTACTTTTTATTTTTTATTTTAATAATGTGTTTACAATCTCTACCTCTACCGAAACCATGTGCGGGACAACTACAACTCCAAAACCCTTCATCATTTACTACTTTGTATGTGTTACCTTTACTACCTGCAACTTTGAACTCTTTAAGTTTAGTTTTAATTAGTTTAGGTTTTTTACCATACTCAATTTTATCCCACATCCTTTCTAATTCATTCCAACCATACCATCTAGTTACTTCTATCCACCCACTGCTTTTTTCACCACCGGTACATACAATCCACGTCTTACCCGATAATGGTGATTCAAAACAAATAGGTGGTAATACTGATTTGATTCTCATAACTTATCTTATTTTCTTTGAATACTCTTTGTTTATTATTATGGTTTTTATATCATTATTAGATGTTAATTGTGTAATATGTGAATAAGATAATTTGTTTATATTCACTTTATCACCTAATTTTGTCACTATGGTTATATCGTAGTATGTTTTCATTAGTCTAAATGGTTTCTATATCCTGGACCAGCATTACCAAATTGAGCGGTGCTCATAAATGTTTCAATGCCATGTCTCTTAAATGGTTTCTCTTTCTTAGGTTTAATACCCATCTTACGATTATATCTTTGTGTAAATAACAATAACAAATCATAGAACCTATCTTTCCAAAACTCTATTGCTTTTGTTTCTACCTTATCGTACCTATCAACTCTTTTTGCTTTACCGAACTTAGTCATTATAGGTTCACCCCATACAGGTGTATAACATTTCACTTTGGTTTCACCTTCCATATCCTTCTTTGTTAAGTAGGTTAATGCTTCATTACATACATCTAAGGCCTCTTTATGATAACCAGCTTTGCTCATCCACTTTGATTTCTCAATCGATTCTATTAAGTTCATACTAATTATTTTTAAAGTTTAATTTAGAATATTTTCTCGCATCATATTGTCTCATTAGGTCACCTGCATTTAATTTCAATGTTGGGTCCTCATATGATTGAGATATATTTAATTCCTTCATCCATTTCTGATATTCTAAATTACCCATTGTTTCTTGTCTTTCTTGTTCTAACTTCTCCCACATTAATATATTTGGGTCAGTTTCGTTGTTATATATTGCCATTTTATTTTTTTTTATTTTTAAAAATTGTTTCTGTGATTATTAAGTAATACCATCTCGGTAAATAAAAGAAACACTTTATAAAGACCCATATATTGTATCTTACATCGTGCTCTAATGTTCTACCTTTCATTTGCTGTTTGATTGTATATAGTAACGGAAATAACGCTACTAAATACCACAATAAAAATGTTCTCATATTAACATCCCCTCAATGCATACTTGCCGTTTAATTGTTTAGCTAAATACCAACCTCTTTTTTTGGATGGATTTCGTAATGATTGTAAGTGATGAATAAAACTACCACCCTCAATCATACTACTATTACCTCTAATATAAACATCATAAAACGTTTTCATTTCAGTAAAGGTTGCATCCGGTTTACTATTCATAAACTGCCATATTTGTTTACTAATCTGTCCATATGGTTTACCCGAATGTGGTGAGTTTTTTGGTGTTTTTGTCACTACGGCTTTTTGTGCATTTCCATACAAAGAATTAGATATTGCTTTATACGCAGGATTCTTTTTACTTTGTATTCTATTGTAGTGTCCATCTGCTAAACCTAATTTCATATTACCTAATATACGAGCATTTACAACGGATACTTCATTATATGCCATATTCTGTCTATGAATACCTTTCGTACTATTGTAGTTTGGATTCTTAGGATGCAGATATATGTCAATGTATTCAGCTTTACGCCAAGGTACATCATTTTGTTTACCAACACTCCAATTTGTCACTACGGATTTTCGGTTATTATGTCTACCTTTCAATACTACCCAACCAAAGATTTGTTCTAATACTTTTTTAACTTCTATAACTTGCTCCTCATTTTTCATTGGGATAGTTGCGATATAATTTTTTGTTCTGCTCATATTGTTTGTTTTATTTTATGTAAGAAGGTCCGTACTCACCCCATTGTGCAGTACCATCTACAATGTTACCACGTGCGTGTTTTGCTGGTGCTTTCCAAGTTGCTGGTTTTAATAAGTCACCTTTCTTAATCGGTGCTCCTTTCAAATCACCATCCACTCTACTAATGAAACCCCAACAAGTAGTTCCTGTCCATAAACGGATATACTTATTACCAATTTCAACTACTAACTCCTTATATTGTCTAACCATATCGGCAGTAGTATAATACTTTAATCGTTTTGCATTCACTTCATCAATAAATGTGGCAACAATAGGATTGCCTTTAAGATACTCTATTGCTTTTGCATCGGTTGTTCTCATATTATCTATTTTGGTTTAATGTGAATAATTTTTTATTGTTATACCTTTGTTCATCCTGTTTTATAGTATCTGCATAATTATTGAATGCACTATAATCTCTTTGTTTAGCATCTTCATCCGCATCTTCGTTAGATACAAAGTGTGAGAATGCTCTTTCGTATTTAGCATCTTCTCTTTGTTCCGCAATACTATCTAAGTTTCTATATTGACCATTTACAATTCTATCATCTTCAGTAAAACCTGCACCATCGTATTCAGGTTCAACTTCTTCATCAATAGCATTTTTAAGAATATCACGTTCTTTATCGTATTGTTCTGCATTAAACTTACTTACATACTCTAATGCTTCATCTAAGCTTTTACATTCATCATATAAAGCAGTTTGTATTTTATCTCTCAATACTTCGGACTTCTTTAATTCATTTCTGAAATATTCTATACTACTAATATTTTTACCCAACTCCTTTAAGTGAGATTCATTTTGTTCTACTAACTTACTAGTTGCATAATACAACTGATTCAATTCCAATAATGTTAATTCTAAATTCATATGTTATAGTTTTTATTTATTTTTACGAGCCCAAGTCTTTTGAGCTTTTTTCTTTTTGTTTGGTATTACTTTTGGTTTATACCTACCATCAAACGCACCCGCTTCTTTTTGTTCGGTACGTTTGATAGTTCTTTGATAATCCGTTTTCATATTACTTAACTTTAGCTAATTTACTTTGAGCAGCTTTTGTTATCATTGGATTAACATCATACACACTAAACTTGCTATCCATAGGGATAATGAATTTGTTATGTGCGGTATCAATCTTATTTCTAACAAACTTAAATTTCAATCCTACAATTACACCCGTCTCATCTAAGTGTCTCATATCGTATGCATCACCATCAATCACATCATAACCCATAAATGCTTTTGGTAATTGTTTACCTTCAAATACCATAGCAACTCTACCTTTTTGTTTATTCAACAAATCTAAACATTGGAACATATTGTAACCACTAAAAGAATAAGTCAAATCATAGTTAGGATAGAATTGTAATAAACCAAAACGTTTAGCTACCTTAGTATAATCATAAAATGTCACTTCGTTAAACACTTCAAATATTACTTTACCATTATATTGAAACAAAGTAGGCTCAATATCCGATGTACCATTTAATCTAACTGAAAATGTAAACCCTTTGTTAATTGCGTCAGCTTTAGCTTTACTAATTTCGGCTACCAACCAACCCATAAAGAATGCTCTATGCTCAAAGAACAATTTAGTTTTTTTGATACGAGCTTTATTGATTGCGTTTTTCTTTACGTCAATTCTATTGTGTCCACTTTCAGTTAAACACGCTTCTCTACATTCTGCCGTACTCATAGGACAAACATTATAACCACTTAACGATGCAGGCGCAAGATACAATATGTAAGTCATTTCATTGTACTTTAAACCTTTAGCGATTTTTGAACTGCTCGCTACACTACCTAAATAAGATAAACCCGTTTGCTTTTTAGCATTACCAATTGTTGTAAACTTCATTGTGTTATTCATATATTTGCTTTTAATTGTTATAGAAAAAAAATGTGGGATAAACCCACAATTTTTTATTTAGTTTCTTCATTATGTTTAAATACTATTTCAAACTTTCTATCTTCAATAGAAAAACTATCTAAGACCGTTTGTAATTGTTTTGCCAGATTATCTAATTTAGATTCATCTTTAAATTCAAATTCAATGTTGAACTGAAATGTTACACTATTCATATTATAAAATTTTACTATGTGACTACCCATTCTCTCGACTCAATACATAAAGATACGACTTTATATTGGACTTTGAACAGTCGAAGGTAACTATTTTTAGGTTTTTTAAAGATTTTTGACTGACTATCAATGAGTTACACATATGGCTTTTTGTAATATGTGTAAAAAGTTATAGACATAGATAACCCATTGAAAATCAATAAGTTATAACTCTTTGACAATCAATGGGTTAGGTATTAGGTATAGTATATTAGCTTTTTATCTAATATAAACCTTTAATTATTAGAAAAACTTTTGTATTTTTGTGAATTGAAAACAAATCCCGCACTATTAGTTTGTAATATAAATTGATTATTTATATTTTTATAATAAAATTGGTATGTATTAAATACGATATCCATTTTACCATCACCATCCACATCTATAACTTTAGGTTGAGCAGGTATAAAGTCACCTGGATTAGTATGTGGTATTTTAATATAGTTTGTGTTATTAGGAAAGTATTTTTCAGTTTCATCTACATATCTTGTTCCATTATAATTTATAAATATTTCATATATCCTTTCACCTTTTAACGAATCTATATTCCAGTCACTCTTTACATTATAAGTGTCATGTGTTTTGGTTATTAATATATCAATATAGCCATCATTATTTAAATCTGAAAATGCTACACTTTCCGTCATATTAAACCGGTTGTTTGTTTGCCATTTTGCTTTAAAGCCGGCATCCTCTAATACAATAGTATTTGTTGCTATTCCATTTCTATAATTCAAATACAAAATAGGCCCTATTCCGGTATGATAAAACCCACCCATCGAGCCATATACACTAAACCCATTATCCATTTCACCAATTATAATATCTGATATTCCATTTTTATCCAAATCATTGGCATACGCCGTTCCTTGAAATGCACCATTCCCAAATACTACATTTGAAAATGTATAACTATCACTATTCATATATGATATTATACGCGTTGCATTCTTTAATCCATTATAATAGTTATCACTATGTACTGCCATTGGTGTAAGAACATCCGTTTTACCATCACCATTCAAATCTGCATATACATCCGCGTCACCACATCTAAAATATGATGGTATTACTTTTAATTCATAATCTAATACTCCCTTAGATATTAATATGAATTGATACGATGGATATACATATAAATGCACTTTATCCTCTTGCTTCATTATACTAAAAATAATATCAGGTATAGAATCATTATTATAATCAGTAATTGCGATATTACCAGAACCAAATGATGGAATGTTACCTATATACATTGAATCAGTAATAAACTTTTGTAAAGCATTATTTCTAACAATAGAGGTTACATCAATTGTTGATACATAATTGTTTCCACTATACTTAAATATTTTTAAGAAAAATGAATTACCATTATTCGTAACAAAATCTAATTTATCAGGTTGTCCATCTAAATCCATATCAAACCAAATTACCTTATCACCATTTTGTTTTGACCAATCATTTACCTGTACATTATTTTTCCAAGCATCTGGACTTATAAATTGTTTTATAAGTGTTGTTTGTTTGATAGTAGTGTCACTTACTATTGTAGACACACTTTCTTTTTTGCACCCATATAGTAATATAATGAGTACACTTATTATATGTAACTTTTTCATTTTTAAAATTTAAGGATTATATTAATCTAGTTCTCTTAATTGATTTTAGTTCTTCAACGTGAAACGTCAATTCACCGATTAATTCTGATTTTTCTTTTGTAAGATTTTCTAGTTCTAAGTTTTTAACTTTTAAATCAGATATTAATTGTTCATTTGTTGCTATCATTTCGGTTAATTCACTATTTGAAACATCTAAATTTGTTGTAATTCTAATAAGTTCTGCATCTGCTTTAGCTTTTGCATTTTTAAATTCTTCAAGATATTCCAATTTTTCTACTTCAAATATAATAGTATTTAATTCAGGAAAAACATTATAAATTTCTTCATTTCTAACCGCATCATAAAATTTGGTATATTGCATAAAGTTTTTTAATTCATTAAAAGATGATTCCTTTTGAATTAAAAATGTTTTAATTTGTTCAAATATTGTAATAATATTACCATATCTTTTTGTATTGTTTGTATATGTTAATATTTCTTGTTCATATTTTATTAACCATTTTTCTTTTAACGCTTGTGGTAGATTTTGTATACAATAATATTGAGGCCAAAATACAAAGTTTATATTAATTAAATCCGGTTCAATTTTGTATTTGAATATAAGTTCTTTAAACAAATCAAATAAATGAAATGAATTTAATAAACTAATAGTTACAGATGCTGCCATTTTAACATGTGGTGCATTTTCTCTAACTTCTTTTAAGTTTGCTTCAAATTTATTACTATCAAATCCTTTTCGTATGTATGAACCTCTATCACCTATACCATCAATAGAAACTTGTAATCGTATATCACTAAACTTATTCCACCATTTCCATACCGGTGATTTCTTAAAATATAAATTCATAAAGTTTGTATTATACCATAACTTTATATCGTTTCGTTTGTGTTTATCTAGTTTTTCTAATAAAATATAATGTTCTTTTGCAACCAATGGTTCACCACCCGCAAAATAAACTTCATTTGCTTTTTCATATTGACCATCATCTTCTAATTCTGCTAATATCTTAGCACTTGTTCCCTGTCTTAGAATTGGTAATCCTTTCATTCCATCCGGATTTACTCTTGCCATTTCTTCACCCCAAGTTGAGCTATGCGCAGGGTCACACGTTCTACATTTCAAATCACATACATTACTGAATCTGAAATCCCAATATAATAAATTCATTTCATCCAACGAACCATCTTCATTTGTGGATTCCAATATCTCAGGGTTACCTTTTATTTTATCCCAAAATGATTCTCTATATGAATATTGCCCACTTTTTTCTGCTTCATAACATGGTTCGCATCCTTTTTGTGGAATACCATTTAAAGTATCAACTCTAAATTGAGTCATTGTATCATTGTTCCAAATCTCTTTTAATGTATTCTCACCATAATCGCCCATCGGTGTAGTTACATTCATACAACATGGATATGCCTTGTTATCTGCAAACAAATGTAGATGACACCAACTAGCACCACACACTGTCTTATTATTTTTTGGATTAAAATCCTCTATTGTATATTTCATATTACCAACTGATTTCCCAATCTTTAAATTCTGCTGCTAAACAATCTATTTTGTAATCCATTCTACCACCAACAACTTCTTGAATTTTGTTTTTAGCCACATTTCTAATACCATTAATACCATGTGTTAATTCTAAATTGTTTCCCTCTTTGATACCTTTGCGATAGTTCGATTCATTCTGCCAAATATGTGTATTGATTTGTGCCAATACTACAATTGCTCTAATTGTTTCACCACTAATTTGTTTGTCACTACTATCTAAACATAATTGAATATCATGTACGATATCTGCAATTTCCTGTGCGTACTCTGCTTTATGTTCAGGAATCTTTACTTCTTTTAATTGCGCTATACTCAATCTATCAATTAACTCCGCTAATGTTGGGAGATATTTTCTTTCACTCATATTGTTATTAAGTTTTTAAATGTATTATAATCTTTATATATTAGTCCAAGTAAATGTTTATAATTAAATTCACATACTTCTAAACTATCAATGTAATATTGTTTAATTACTTCAATATCCATATTTGCAATTCTCTTTACTTCATCAAAAAAGAATTGTAATCTTTCTTTAAATTCCCAGTCATTAAATCCACTATCTAAATGTTCTTCATTAATTAAAGTAGGAAATGTTTTAAAGCCTAGTTGATGTAATCCTTTATATGTATGTGCTGAACCAAATATTATAAATGGTTTTTTACATATAATAGATTTAAATGCTTTTTCACTAAATCCAAAGAATTCTTTATTAAACAAAGCCGTTTCTATATTAACATCAATGTAACTATTTATTGTTTTTTCAAAGTTTATTATCTTTATTTTTTTATAATAATCATCTGTAGTTTCATTATCAAATGCTTTAACTGGAAAATTAAAGTTTTCAATTTTATCCAACGAATCATTACCACCTTCCAAGTTAGTCCAATTTAACATTTTTTTATCAGAATGCTTAAAGAAAAAACTATATTCAAATTTGTCTAATAAGTTATTATCTATAAGAAATTTATAAAAATATAACCTAACCGCCCTAGGTTCATTTTGATTTGTGAATAAAGATTTAGGTCTATCCAATTTAGTTAAATCATACATATACGATTCAGTATAGTTTAATCCAAATACAAATGGAAAACATCCTAAATTATATATTACGTTTAAATTACCCCAATCAAATTTCCAATTAATATTGGTTAATGTAATATACAACTTATCTATATCATTACCAAAATATGTATTTAATGTTTTAATAATTTCGGTGGTGCCCGATTCGTCTGAATACCAATCCATATCTTCACAAAACAATACTACTTTTTTTGTAATACCATTTTTTAGATTTTCACGTATTGATTGTGTAATTGGGTCTACTAATATAGTTCTTACTACATCTAAAAAAGAATGGGAAAAAAATATAAAAACAACTTCATCTGATTCAACGTATTTTATATTAAAGTGTGATTCAATATTATAGATATAACTTTTTATATTCCTACTATTTATCAGTTTTTCTTTTGAATCAATAGTATTGTAATATTCATACCCATCACGTAATCTATATTTATAAAATTTAATATTAACTTCTTGCATAACTTTTATAGTAATTATATAAACTTAGTAAATCCCCACCACAATTTTCAACAGCTTCATCCCAAATATCTAAACCAAATACTTCTTTGAAATCCTTTTCCAATTTATATAGTATCTTTTGTTCGTCTTTATGTGCTTCTAATTCTAACTTAATTGCTTTTAATCGTTTCATTCTACTTGCTTCTAATGCCGATTCAACACGATTCTTTTCATCTGTCCCGCCGTAGTTATCATATGTTTGTTGGTATGCCTGTTTTGCGGTTGCTCGCATTTTATCAGCTTCACCAAACATAAACGAATAATCATAATCACCATTTTGTATCTTATCAAATAAAGGTGCTCTATCTGAAAGCGGTTTCTTTCTTTTACCTGTTGCCCACCATCTGAATTTGTTGTATGCCATAACTAACCATTTAATTGAATATTCATAACTTGTCTTCGTAAGTAGATTTCGTTTAATTTATGTGTAACCTCTGATACTATTCTTTCATCCTTTATAACTTCTGCTACCGCACTTTCAACATCGGCGGTACAAAAACGAGTATCATAGTAGGCATTTATCCTATCCATTGTTTCCTCTACTTTAGCTTCCCAATATTGCTCGGTTAATGCTGATTGTGATTCAAATTGTTCATATAAATAATCTTCATCACCACTTTCATTAATCGGTGTGTTTGTTGGTAGTTGTTGTTTGCTCATAATATTCTTTAAATTTTGTTTCAATAAATTCTATTGCTTCACTATCACCACTATATGCATCGTATGATGAATAATTTTTTATAAACTTCTCAATTCCATGTGTTTCTAATTCCCACATTACCGAGCTAAGATTTGATATGTTGCAATGATTAAATCCCATCTTTTAGTCCTCTCTTTTTAATAAGTATATCCATTGATGCACTTTGATTTGATTCTACAATAGGTTTTAATCTATCATATAATCCGTCACTAAACACTTTCTCCGTTCCCTTATCACTATTTGATACTGCTTCTCCAATGTGAGCAAATCGTTTTACTTTGTATGGTGATAGAGGTACGATAAATTTTTTTAAATGAGCCGCTTTAGCATCTAAATATTGCATCAATTCATCTTCGGATAATTGTTTTAATTCGGCATCGGTTTTATTAAATTCCATATTCAAATATACTAATAAATAATGAAATAAAAAAATAAAGGGGAACATTTCTGCTCCCCCTTTCACTTAACTTCTAAATTTAAGAATCATGTTTATAGTTTCAACCAATTTACCACGTGTGTGATATCTTCTGCCATTCGAATCTTTCCCAAACTCACCTTCTACAAACTTTTTTAGTTCTTCTTTATTTTTTGGAAATACATCTATATCATTATAATTTAATGATGAAAAGTCACTATCTGTTTTTGGTGCAGGTAACCAACCTGCTGTTTGGAAAAACTCTTTGGTAAGATTAGTAACAACTAAATTAAATTGTTCTTCATCGATAAAATATAAAGTTTTTAATGATGTACAAAATTGTCTTAAAATATCCTTTTTCATAGAAATAATCTCAATTTCTTTGTTTTTATTTAGTTTCAAATAATTTCGACTATAATGAGGACTTGCTTTTATACATTCTTTATGTTCATGTATTGCATTAATAAAACTTTCAGTACATTTTTTAATTGGTTCTAATATATTAGTATATTCATCTTCATCAAATAATAAATTACCCATTTTCATATTATCCAAGTTGCTACCCCAGCTACCAATTGATTCTTGATTTTGAATACAATATGATTGTAAATTAACTCCTGCTTTATCTGCATCACCTTTTTTAGGGTCTATTAATTTTGTTAAAGAAAGCATATCATTATACAATTGCTGATATGGATATAATTTTTCTAAGTTTTGTGTTAATTCGTAAGTTTTCTTCCAACTTTTAACATACCCAAAATTATCCCAATTTAAAACAATTGTATTTAAAGAACTCATCAATGTTGTAACTTCTTCTTGTGGTACATCATTTAAATGCGTTAATACCATTACAGGTACATCAGTAATTTCATATCCATAATTATCTCTAATTATCTTAGCCGCCTCTAATAAATGATGTGCATCAACTAATTTAAGTTTTTTATTTATATAAATTCCAGTAAAACATCTAATTATACCAACTTGTATTTTACCTTTACCCAATAAAGTTAATATTGAACGGACTAATTTAAAAACATGCGGCCAATCAATATCTCTATTAACATCATTACTAAATAATTTATCAAGTTTATGATATTCTACATTACCAATATTTAGTTTACCATTTGAAATGTTTTCCAATGCTTTATTTGCTATATATTGCTCAATATCCGCCATACCATAAATAATTTCAATACCTTGTTTAGCAAGTTCTTTATCTATTGCAGTGTCACTATATTGTTCAATAAAAGAAACAAAATTAAATCCATTTTTAATTCCAGATTCTTGATAATCCGGTAATTCATCTCTCTTTGTAGTTGTTGAAAGTGAACATTCAACTACTAAATCAAATTTAGGTAACCAAAAATCTGCAATTTTCTTTCTATAAGCAGAAAAGCTTACAGTCTTTGTTTTAAAGGGGGAACTTTTGAGAGGAACATTTGGTAATAGACCATACTTTTTTAATAAGTCCTCAACTTTCTTTTCAAATGCATTTGATTTTTTTACATTTTGAGAAGATGCAATGCTTTTAGCACTTTTTGTTGCCTTTTTTTTAGCGACAACTTTGTTTCTTACGCTTTTACTTTTAGCCATAATTATTATTTTTAACCATTCCTGGTCGATTATTGTTTACCTTTCTACTTCCGTAAGGCGTAAACAAATGTTCCTATTATACTCAAATATACAACAATTTATTGTATCTACCAAAAAAAGGGGAACTTTTTTAGTTCCCCTTAATATTTTATTGTTTCAATGATAAAATTGTACCAGCTCCACTACCTACGATTGTAGTAGGCTGAACTCCGTTCCAACGTGTTGCTTTAATATACTCTACATAAGTAGGCGTTAATACTTGTTGTATTTTCTTAACTGCCTCAGCTTCACCCATTGCGTTAATTACTTTTGTTGCACTATCACCTCTTGCTTTAGCTATTTGTTTGTTAGCTTCAGCGATTGAACTTTGTAACTGCATTTTAGATGTCTCAGCATCTTGTTTTGCTTTAATCTTTGCGTTAATAGATTGTGCTAAATTTGCATCGGTTGGTGTTGGTTGCTTTAAAATACTAAAGTTATCTACAATGAAACCATCTTTCTCAAATCTTTCAGTTACATTCTTACGAACCGCTGCCTCAAATCCTGGCATATTGTTTAAGATACTATCCACCGTAATATAACCACTCACATCCTGCATACTACCTCTAACTACATTTCGTAAGTAAGTTTGTGAAATACTCTCTAAATCATCTGTCTTATACTTTAAGTAAATCTTAGATGCTTTAACTGGATTAACACGGTAGTTTAAACCTACATCAATTTTAAATCCTGCTCCACCTAAACATGCGACTGTGATATGTTCGTTTGGTTTACTACCTTCGTTTTCATCCTCACTCCAAATCACGTGTTGCTGTGTTGTTGGAATTGTCACTACATAGGTAAATCCTGGTGTATAGAACTGAAATCCAGTCAATAAAGGTAAACTATCAATACCTCTATAATCCCCACTATTATCAATCTTAAAACCTACTTCGGTTGGATTGATACGGGTACAACTACCTAATGTCACTACTAATGCGATTAACGCTAATACTTTTTTCATACTATTTTGTTTTGTTTGTTTTGTTTAAAATTTTAAATGCTATTTTGTAAAAGATAATAAATGGAATAACTAAAGGCCATAGTAAAGTTCCTAAAATACACAATAATATGTATTTCATATGCCAATCACCATATCTATCCATATAATTTATACTTTCATCTTCATTATTTTCTTTTGTTTTCATAAATGCTATAAATGTAGCACAATATAAAACACTAATTAATAAATAACCTATCATAATCTATTTTGTTAATTCTTTAATAATTTGTTTCACTTCGTAAAAGGTAAAGGTTAATAACCCAGCCATACCTAAAAAACCTAATACATTTGCTATTGATGATGCCTTGTTCAATAAGAAAAAACATCCTTGCAATCCATAGAATATTATTACTGCGATAATTGCAATCAATAATACATTTTTAATACCATTTTTCATTTGTTAAATTTTATTTTTTACCATAAATTTGTGTTTCCGTAAAATATTGATATTGAATTTCACCTTGATTATTCTTATATCCTATTTTGTATTCAATATCAGTCGTATATAGATTTACATCACCGATAACCCCAATTGTAGAGTCAGGTTTCAAATATACTACTTCACCTTCTTGATATTGAGAAATTCTTAGTTGTTCTTTGTGTTTTGGTTTAACACCACAACTAACAAGTCCTGCTGCTATAAGTGCGAATAATACACACAATGCTAATAGAGCACTAATTTGTACATCTCTTTTATCACTTTCTTTACCTTGCATATTTTAAATGTTTTGTTGTTTGTATAATTGTAAATACTTGTCACTCATTTTTTTATAGTTCATTCTGAAATTAGTAGGCATTGCTTCATAAATTACTTTGTTACTATATGGTGCGTTACCTGGTCTACTCCATCTTTTTGAGTATCTCATATAATTGTAGAACTGAACATATGCGTTTGCTTTCTTAATGTAATCGTTAAGGTCAATTGGTAGCTTCCACTTCTTAATTAATTTTACCGAGCGTTTCTCATTATCCAATTCTAAATCTCTACTTTGCTCTATTGCTTTTTTAACACTACGAATTTTCTTCCCACCCAACCAATCGTCTAAATGAGTCACTCCAGTTGAACCCGTTTTCCATATGTTAGTGCTCTTATCTTGCCATTGTGTTAAGTGTGCATATTCGTGTACCAATATACCTAACCAATCTTTACTATTACCCGCTACTACTAATCGCATAGTTTCCTCACAAAAGTAACCACTACATCTTATATTACCACTTAATACCAAATATTTAACAGGTCTTATTTGGCATCTTATACCTACTTCCTTGCAATGTCCTTTCACATGATTAATGAAAGCCTTTACATTTTTTGTTAATGCCATTTTGTTTGTTTAGTTTTTAATAAAAGGATTCACTTGTTGAGGCCAATAATCTTCATTATCATCACCTGCAATTGTATTATCATCAGTAAAACGATACTTAGAAATACTATTATCATAGTGCACTGCTCTACCAGTTTCTTCATCTTCGTATTCTAACGTACCTTCTAACAATTCTTCATCATTTCCGGTCACTTCATACAAACCACAAAAGTCCATACCCGGTTCTTCGTATGCTAAACTGAATGATAGTGTTGGAAATGCTTTTGCCGCATATTGAATGAATGGGCTATTTGGTGCCCACGCCGTATCATATGTTATTTCTAAATACTCATCATCATTTACATTGATACAACTTTCAGCTATATCCCATTTTGTACCCCAATTATCAACTCTCCAACTATACCAACCAGGATTAGCACCGGTCTCTGTTAATAAATTGGCAGGTGTTGGATGTAACACTTCCATTGTAAACTTTAATTCATTATCATCCATTACTAAGGTTAATTCTTTGAACTTATTTAATTCATGAATATCACCACTTACTTTTAAAAAATTATTGCACCAATTAGGCATATATTTAAGTTTTATGATTTAAAAAATGATAGGGGAACTAAATTAATAGCTCCCCCATCGGTTATTTAGGTATAGCCGCTATGAGTATGTATAAAAAACTATACCCTCATAACATATTACCAAACAATAGTATCGTCATTCGTTTCTTCTTCTTTCACTTCGTTGAATAACTTTTCACCTTCATTCTCGTCTACTACGAATTTTTGTATAAGTTGCTTAATATAAGTACGCTCACTATCCATACCACCATCTTGTGAATAGAACGGGAAGATTGCTACTTCAGCTGCTTCTAACAAACTGAAACCATCATACAACAAACCTGCCATCTCTACTGAGATACGGGTTGATACAGCAGTTGTCAATTTACCCGCCTCACCTTTGATTTGGTCTCTAGTGTGTGCGGCAATCTCTGCTACTGATTTCAAATTGTAATCATTCGTATCAGGATATAACATCTTTAACAATTCATATTCCTGCTCAGCATTTAATACATCTACCTCAATGGTCACAAATCTATCTAACAATGCTCTATCCATAACACGTGTTGCAGTATATTCCGAACCAATGTTAGCCGTTGCAATAAAGGTAACACCTTCTGCTACTTTAACGATTGGTGAATTATCTTGCTCATCTAATCGTAAGTATCTTTGTGTTTGGTCTAACACTGTCATTAGGATATTAGCGGCTTCTGGATGAGCTCTACTTAATTCATCTAATAACACAACTGCGTAAGGTGTCTTAATAGCTTTAACGAATGCACTCTCACTAAAATAAGTACCACTTGCTTTGTTAAAGTGTGTGTTACCAATTAATGCCGCTCTCGGGTCTTGCGTTGCACCTAAGTTAAAGTAATGAAAAGGTCGTTTCAATGCAGCAACTAATGCTTTAGCAGCCATTGTTTTACCACTACCAGCAGGCCCTGTCATCATTATATTACGAGCGCGAACAGCCGAGCGTAATAAATATTTCCATTTTAACTCATTCATAATTAAGTTAGCAGGTTTTAAAGCCATACCTTCTTTATGAATGAAGTCAATAACATCTTTATGCTCCGTTGGATTTTCTACGATAGTTTCAGCAATATCGGTATTCATCGGCTTAACCAACATATCCGTATATTCTTGCATTTCTACCATACGATAGCTTTTAGCTCCGTTTTTGTTTACATGTGCACGAATTGCTTTATTTTGTGCAGATGCTTTTTTTCGTAAAGAACTACCTACTATTGTAGATTCTGAACTACTTAATACATCACCCGCAGTATTAACTAAATTAAAACGGGATTTAAGGTTTTCTACTTTGTACACTTCATTAGTGTAACCATACTCTTGTGTTGTTTTTTTACTCATAACTGAAATTTTAATGTTTATTGTTTATTTATTGTTTGATATATCATAAAGATACGAAATAATGTCCACACTACCAAAACTACTTTTAACTCATTGAATATCAACAAGTTATACACATCCATTTAGGGTAATATATAACTCATTGATACTCAATTAGTTAAGTTTTAGTGTGTTTTTATGCTTTTTTCATAAAAAGCTCATTCATTGTTTTAATGATTGGAACGATTTGTTTAACATCAATAAAACGGCTGTCACTTCCGTACATTGTTCTAAAGTTATCGGACGAACTACTATATGAACTACCACCAACAAAGTAACTCATAACTTGTATACCCATATCTTTAATTTGTCCTACCATTTTCTTAGTGTGTAACAATGCGTTTCTACCACTATAAGAACATTGTTGATTTGAGAATGTTGGCTCACCATCACATATGTTTAATAAATATGAATCCATATCTTTATTACTTTCTACGAAATGTTTAAGTATCGCTTGATAACATAATCCTTCAGGTGTTGTACCATTAGCATGCAATGCAGGAAACAATCGTTTAACTTTCTCAAACTTATCGAACCTACTATCATACGCAATACATATGTAAGGTTTATCACCCCACGTACCTCTGATAGAAACTTGCACATTTAAGTTACTTACCATTGATGCTGCTTTACAAATAGCAATTGTTACGGCTAATGTATCATCCCAACAACTACCACTCATACTACCACTACCATCAATTGTAACGTGCAACATTACTTTCTTAAAACGGTCTACTTCTTTTGTACTGAATACATTTACATAATCATATCCTAATGCAGCTACCATTCTCTTATCAATTCTACCATTCTTTTGGCGTGGATTGATTGTTTCTCTTTCCTCACTACGAACTGCAATACGTTTACCTAAGATAGTACCCATTACGATACCTCTTTGTAAAGTATCAGCATTCCAATTGTTCCATTTATCATTGTAATAATGCGCAAAAGGAAACGAACTATCTCGCATCAATCCTTCGGTCATTTTCTTAGAAACAATACATTGAACAGGTTGAATATATCCACCATTCTCTAACTTAGTATCACCTACCGATTGCATTTCAGTTCCACTCTCAGCCATTTGGTCTAACGTATCATCCTCTTTCTTAGTTAAACCTTTCTTTTTGATATTGTTATTAACGAAGTCTTTCTGCTTTTTGATTTGTTTATCTAATTGATTTTTAGCAGAAGCACTCATTAAATCTTTACCATTACCAGTTTGTGAATTACCACTCGCAGAGTCACCTTTCTCACCCAATACAGGCGCGTTACCACCACTACCACCCATTTCATCATTTTGTTTATCACCTGCTTCTGCTCCAGTTTCATCACCTGCTTCGTTTACATCTGCAGGGTCACCATTACCTTTACCTTTACCATCTTTACTTAAATCAACTAAGATATGTTTTAAGATAGTATTAGTAATACTTTCTGCTACTTTTAATGAATCGGTTGTGTTTTTCAATCTACTAATATTCTTAAGGTCTAAGGTTTCATAGATTTCTTTTAAACCTTTCAATTTGTTAAGGTCAGTATTTTGATTTGTGATATTGATAATACGGAACATATACGATTGTAATGTTTCATCCGTATATTCATCACTTATCAATCCCTTATCAATTGTTTTATCATAGAAATACTCATCATACAATGCTCTATAATAATCTCTATAACCTGGACAAGTATTGTAGATATATTGGTCAATCCTTCTATCCTCTACAAAGTTTACCAATGATTTAACTACATCAAATAATTGTTCTTTGTTTCGATAATGGTCAACACCACTAAACGAAGGGTCATTTACATCCAAACCTGCTGCTTTTGCAAAAGAATTAAACATATCGGTTGGTGCAGAATAAGCCGGCATCAATTCAAAGTCTGTAAGAACAATGTGTGATGCTTCGTGCAATGCCAAACCTACTGCGATATCAAACTTTTCAGGTTTAACCTCAGCCGATAATACTACCGATTTACCATCTGTATAAGAATCACCTTTACGTGAAAACCTAACAGGAATGTTTTTGTTTGTAAGAATGTTCACAAAGTTAGCAATCGCTCTCCTATGTGCATTCAACTTAATAAGGTCAGCCGTACTGCTTTCTACCTTATTGAACTCTTTTGGTTTCCACGTATCACCACTCCAATATGTAGTAGGTGTGTCATAGGAACTCCATTCATCAGCCCAAAAGGAACTAGCTGATTTTTTCTCTTTCTTTTTACTTGAATACGAACCCTTTGTTAAATAATCTAAAGTGCCCGTTTTAAAACTGTCATACCAACTCATACTCTTTAAGTTTATATGTGAATAAATATTGTGTAGAAGATAGTAGGGGAATCGAACCCCTACCACGTTTCCAAAACTATCTTAGTTTATCTGCAATTAAGCAGAAATCTTAGCTCTACTAGCTAATTGGCTCAATCTTTGTGAATAATACAAAGCTC